AGCCGAAGCCGACAAAGCGACCGCTTTCGCTGAGAAAATTAAGACCCTCGTTTCAATGGGTCTGTCCTATGAGAACATTCAAAACGTCATAGGCGCAGGTTCTGAAGCAGGAACGTCAATAGCGGACGCTCTAATTTCGGGTGGCAAGGACGCTATTGACAAAGCGAACGCGATCCAAACCAGCCTCACCAGCATGGCGACCAAAGCCGCGGAATCGGTGTCGGGTTCTTTCTACAACGCTGGCGTCACAATGGCTGAAGCAGTCGTGGCAGGCTTGGAGAGCGTTTTTGCTACGATCGCACCTCTGATTTCCAATATGACAACCGCTCAAGTGACTGCCGCGCAAGCGGTCGCCACAACCACCACCAGCCAATTCGGGAACCTACCAACCACAGTCGGCGTGACAGGCGGTCAGGCAACGAACCTCGCAAACGGACGGTTGGCAAACGGTGGTGCAGTCATTAACGGCATCTACTTACCACCAGGGCTGGACTTCAGCGGTTTCCATGCAAAAGGTGGTATCGCTACTAAGGCTTCGTTCGGCGTAATCGGCGAGTCGGGACCAGAAGCGATATTGCCTCTCTCACAACTTGACTCCATGTTAAATGGTGGCGGAGGCGGAATGAGCGTCACCGTTAACGTTTCGGGTTCAGTTATTTCGGAGAGAGATTTGGTTGAGCAAATCCGAGTAGGGTTGCTTCGTGCACAGAAATCGGGACGTCAGGTAGTTCTCTAACATGGCTTTACCGAACATTCGCGTTTACATTCGCCCTGACTCTATTTTCGTGGTTGGCGGTACCGCCGTTCTTGGTTCGCAACAACTCGGTGCAACGTTTCAACTCGGTGCTCCAGCAGGAGCGTTGGTTGAATTAACGTCCTACGTTCAGCAGGTGTCGGTTCGCCGAGGGCGCACCAGAGTCACCGACAGTTTTGACGCTGGATCAGCCTCAGTCTCAATCATTGATCGGAATGCGATATTCAGCCCCGACAACGTTCTCAGTCCGTTGTACGTTGCTGGCGTCAACTACGTTAAACCGCTACGCCAATTCCGCATCACCGCCACATTCAACAGCGTGGAGTACGACCTTTTCAACGGTTACACAAACTCTTACGATTACGAATACGAACAAGGGATTCAGGCAGGTCGGGTTACCATTTCAGCGAGTGACGCTTTTCGTTTGCTCAACTTGGCGACTATTAACTCAATCACCTCAGCGTCCTTGTCTGAACCTTCTGGAACCCGTATCGGCAAACTCCTGACACAAATCGGAGTGCCGAACGGTCTGCAATCAATTGAGGAAGGGGACTCGGTCGTTGGTCCCGATCCGACGGGAGCACGAAGTGCGCTTGAGGCGATTCAACAATTGGAATCCACCGAACTTGGTGCGTTCTTTATTCGGGGCGACGGTGTTTTCGCTTTTAAGGCACGCCACACTGTTCAACAGTTAGCGTCAGGCGCCGTCACAGCGCCTCTGGTATTCAACGAGGCGGTTGCTACCCGAATTAACCTTGTTAGCAATCCTTCGTTTGAGTCGGGTACGACGGGTTGGGCGAGTGCGAACACTGCTGTGCGATCCACCTCGGTTGCTTTTGCAGGTTCGGCTTCGTATCAAGTCACAATGAGTTCTACGTCCGATTCAAATATTGCTTACGTGACGGTCACCCCGACCGTCGTGGGACCGCATACCTTTTCAGCATACGTCTACACCCCTGTGGGATCAACGATCGCAGGGCGAACCATTAGCGTGGATAGAGAAAGTGGAACGGCAACCAGCAGTCTGGTTTCAAGCACAAATGCGACCTTAACCGCTGGTCAATGGACACGAGTTTCCGTCACTAGAAATGTGACCGTTGTGGGAACGATGCTTATGGTGATGCGTATTTCGGGAACGCTCTCTACCGCATTGACACAAGTTGTCAACGTTGATGGCGTCCTCATGGAGAATTCCGCTTCCGCAAACGTCTATATGGAAGGGACCGTCGCTCCTGCTATACCGTTTCATGCGATCACTCAGTCCCTCAACGATGAAGCGGTCTACAACGATGTCACGGTTTCGTCGCAGGCAGGCGTTCAACAAATCGCAACCGATGCCACTTCAATCGCCACCTACTTCACAAGGTCGCTTTCCAAGTCCGACACCTTGATTTCAAGCACATCCGAAGCAGGCGACCACGCCCTGTTCCTTTTGAACTACCGAAAAGACCCCGAACTCTACATTGATTCCATTGACCTGAAACCAACAGCGCTCCCGACAGCCACCGCTATATCCTTGTTGACCGCCGAAATCCTTGATCCGATCACGGTCACAAAGTCGTACGGAAGGACAGCGGACATTAAACGAACCCTGACCATCCAAGGGATTGACCACAACATCCGCCCGTCGGACTGGACGATGACGTTCGCAACCGCCGAACCTGTGTCAGGCGACGGATTTATTCTTGATTCTGCAACATACGGTGTACTTGACGTGAATACACTTTCATTCTAGGAGAACAAAAATGGCAACCTTCCCAGCAAAAACCTCGTACAACAACGGCGACTACTACTACAACACGGACGTCAACGACTTCGGCGACCTGATCAACAAGTTGTACGGCAACGGTGCCACGACGATCCCGTTGGCTTCAACGGTCATCAGCGCTAAAGGTGACTTGTTGACTGGTTCCGCTTCAGGTGTCCTCAGCAAAACAGCGGTTGGCACTAACAACCAAGTTCTGTTTGCTTCATCGGGAGCGACTGGTGGCGTGGCGTGGGGTTTGATCACGTCGGCAATGATCACCGACGGGACGATCACAGGCACCGACATCGCTGGAACCACAATCACAGCCAGCAACGTCACCGCCAACACTCTGACTTCAACTCAAATGGATCGCACCACCGTCTACTGCCGAGGAACCACATCGCTCGCTAACGCTTCCGCCCTCATCCACTACGGTACGTCCGCACCAGCCTCTGGTACGGGTGGCATCGGCGACATTTTCTTTCAATACTGATTATGGCTGTCCACATTAAAACTGGTGCTTCCACTTGGGATTCCATTGACGGAACTCAAAAGATTCACGTCAAAGACGGTGCTTCGTCGTGGAACCAAGTGGAAAAGGTGTTCGTTAAAACAGGCGCTACCACGTGGACGCAGGTTTATCAGTATGACGTGACGGGACCGACCGTCCGAACATTCACAAACACAGGTCAATCAAACGGGAACATGAGGTTCGCATGGTCAGGCGGTGCACTTGTTACCGACGCCGATTCAGGCGTAGCCTCAGCAAAAGTTCAGGTTCAATACACGCCTTGGGCAGGTTCGGGCGAAGGATGGTCCGACTTCTATATTTTGAGCGCTGGTCAATGGGGTGCCACTTCAGGGATTCTGGATTTCACCCCATCAACGGCGAAGCGCAGACAGTGGAGTGGCACATATCCATATGCGGAAACGGTCCCTCGTTACTATCTCAGTTTCCGAGTTGTTGCTGTTGACAACGCAGGCAACTCAACAACAACCGCCGATGTTGGGGCACTGACCAAACCGTACGGGACGTTGACTGTTCTGCCCAACAGCACTGGTGCCAGCGGTGCCGACTCATACGCAGTAAGCCCTGCCCAATGGTTTGGTTTAACACAAGGCGGTGTTCGTTTCGGTGACGGTACCGCGTCAGGATTAGGGAACTGGACGAACGGTGCTTACTTCTACGACACACAACTTGAAAGCGCCTGTCTCGGTTATGCGCCTGACTCTGGCACATTCTTTATTCAGCGTAAAGGCTCACAAGGCATTTCAGGCAATGCGTATTTCAAGTATCACAACCTCACATTCTCGGCAGGAACGACCAACGCTACCTTCGGTGGCGACTTTGTCGTATTTGACCTGACAGGAACTAATGTCTCAGGGACTCTTGCCATGCCTGCTAACTGGTTGTCTGCCATACCATCAGGGACCGCTAGAGGTTTCGGTATGTTATACGGTGGCGTTAATACCATTATTAAAGTGCTTTATTCACATGGCGAGTCGTTTAGTGAAACAGGCAAGATCACCATCACGTTCACCTAAGGAAAAACAATGCCGATCAAAACATTCACAGTTTCAGACGTTCTCACCGCATCTGATACAAACACATACCTTGCTAATTCGGGTTTAGTTTCTATTCAACCAACATCGGTTACAAACGGAACGGTCACAGGCAACATTGTGACATTCACAAACGTAGCGTCCGTGACATTGAACGGAATATTTACGACCGCCTACAGTCAATATCGTTTAGTTATTACCGCCACAAACGTTGCTGGCACAAGTGCCTACTCTCGTTTCCAAACCACGATCGCAGGAACCGCTCAGACGACGAGTTATGCTTCCAAATCAATGTGGACGAACATGAGTGTGGCATCAGTTGTTTGGCAGGATTATGACGCACCTTCCAACGCTATATCTATCGGACCGACTGGCACAGGAACCTACCCTTCGCTGGCAACAATTGACGTAGCCTTCCCAGCGAGCGCCACACAGAGTTATTTCACGGGCACGTTTGCTGGAACTCAAGTAGGAGTTGCGAACTACATGGGAATGATCGGTGGAGTTTGGCAATCCGCTACAGCATTTGACGGTATAAAATTGTTCGCGGCGACAGGTCAAAACATCAGTGGTGAAATACGTGTCCTTGGATACAGGTGACGCATGAGTTCTTTTGTCGCTGGTCAAATCCTCACTGCGAGCGCGCTCAACACCGAGTTCGCCGCGGTACCGCCTATCGGTTCTGTCATCATGTGGGCTGGTGCAACATCAAGTTTGCCGACGGGTTGGATCATGTGCGACGGGAGTTCGCAATCCACTTCGGGGACGTACGCTAACCTTTTCACCACGATCCAGTACCGATACGGTGGTTCGGGAGCAACGTTCTATCTACCGAAACTAAATGCTTCGTATGTACCGATCGGAACCAGCACGCTAAATACGGACGGTTCACGCCAAACAACCACACCCTCGCTGACGGTTTCCACTTCCAATGTTGGTTCAAGCGGTCACGCTCACACATTCAACTTCACGCTAAACAACCATGCGTCAACAGGACACAACCACACTATTGGTTCAGCAGGAAACTCAGGTAATCAAAGTTCAAACCACCAACACAACTTTACAACAGCAGGGCGTGGTGCTTTCCACTCTCACTCGTACTTGAAATCAAATACGTCAAACATTGGTGCTACCACTGGTAACGATGGACCCGATCACACTCACAATGGTTCAACGAGCATTCAGGGTCTTGACACAAACCACACTCACCCCGTCGTATTCAACGCCACTACAGCGGATACGGGACACGCTCACACGGTTGCCACTTCAACGTGGGCGACTCCAACTGCCGATAATACGCACGCTCACACTGTTCCAGCGTCGTTCATGGTGTTTATTATTAGGTACGCATGATTTACGACCCACGACCACACTGGGGAGATGTTGACTATCTCTTCAAAACGGTACGTCAAGACGACACAGGAGAAGGGTACTTCAGCATCGCTAGGGTTTCTAACCCTTCACAATTTTCTGGACGGACACCGAGCGGTGACTACATTCGGTGCGACGAACGAAACAAAATCGGACCACGAGGTTTTCACGAATGGGACGAAACAACTCAAGCGTGCATATGCGGACGAACTGACCGTCCTCAAGAAGTCACAGGTCAACACCTACCGTTAATGACGGACGTCAGAACATTCCTTTCGGTCATTGAAGCCCTGCCCTACGGGTTCATCATCTATACCGAACTGGACGACGACTCTAAAGTTGACGCCATTATCAACACTCCCAAAACGCACCACGCTCGTACCCTTCAAGAGATGTTCAAATATATGTTGGAGTGGGATTGGGCATACACCGAACTTGGGAATCGTGAACCGATCGCCGAATGCTGTCACGGAATGGTTGAAGTGCTAGAAATTCCTGAACGGATCAAGGAATGGTTGTTGAACACAATGCCACCCGACAAAATTGGCAGGTTCCTTGCTGGTGAAACCGATGCGATGGTTCGCCGACAAGATGACATTCCCGACATCATTGTTCCGTTTTGGGATTGGTTCAAAGAAAAACGTAACCAATGCAGAACCTTTGGTATGTTTGACCAATGATTGACATCGCCTTCCCGAACGGCAAACACAACCAAATCATGATCATTGACGGATTGGTTGAACCAGCGCTCTGCAAAGAACTGTTGAACTTCCTGAAACCTGTCTATTCACAAGTTTCAACAACAGGTCAGACGATGGGCGGTATCATTCTAAGCGCCAAGTTTTCAGACGATTTGTCGTTGGCAAGGTCAACGTTTGAGAATCAGCAAATACCGTATCCGTCTGAGATACAAACCATTGAGGACACCTTGGTTGAGTCGCTGACAGTTGCGATTGAACTTTATCGGCAAGAATTCCTCGGACTTGCCGATTGGGAATTGATCCAAGATTCAGGGTTTCAAGTTCAACGGTATTTGAAGGGTCGTGGCTTTTACCGTTCCCACGTGGATTCTTTCCCAGCGACCAGTTCATCCAACCGAGTCGCCGCGGCTATTTTCTATTTGAACACAGTCAAAGACGGCGGTTGCACTCGGTTTCCTTTGCACGACGTTTCGGTTTCCCCACGTCAAGGACGTCTAGTTTTGTTCCCTGCGACGTGGACGCATTTGCATGAAGGACGCCTACCGATTTCCAATGACAAATGGATCATCAGCACGTTTTTGCTGAACAAGCCGTTTAGAAATCCGCATCAGGATCACCCTCACGACGATCACGACCACTAAACTAGCCTTATGAACCCGACCGAAATTCCTGTTGATTCAAATCAGGTCATTGAATACTTGTTGAACCAAATCCGCCTGCTTAGTTTGCAGGTGGCGATCGCTGACGCCAAGGCGTTTTACCTTGCTTCGGAACTTGAAAAGGTTAACTTGAGCGTGGTGGAATTGACTGCCGACTAGCATAGGCGCAGGCGTGACCACCGTGTCCCTACGAAAAGGGTATGACGGTGGAACGAGGACGAGGACTATTTTGGCGTGACCGACGCTTGTTCCGTCTTTGGCTTGTCACCACTTGGATGATTCTGAGTTTCGGAACGGGTGCCAAAGCCTCAAACGACGGTCTAGACGTCACCGTCTACAAGTTCTACGACGGTCCACCTGTCCTTGACGCCTTTGGGAACCTCGCCCCAGAGAACACTCAACTCTGCGAAAGTTCCATGACGTGGACTTCGGACATCAACTTTGAATGGGGCGGAGATGTAGTTGCTGGTTGTGACTACGATCAGGTTGTTGTTCACTTTTCGGGTTCACTCACACTGCCCGAACGAACACTCCTAGTGGTCGCCCACGACGATGGCGCCGCGCTAATCCTCAATGGCTACTATTGGATAGACCAATGGTACGACGTCGGTTGCCAATGGGATTTTGTTTGGGCAGACGCTGGAACTTACACACTGGACTTTTGGTACTATGAAAACGGCGGTGGAGCGTGCGCCCAACTTCTCTACACCGACGAGAACCAATACTCGTACGAACCTGTCCCGTCCGCATGGTTTACCAATGAACCTGCGCCGACCACAACCGTAGAGGAGACGACCACAACATGGGAAGTGCCAACAACGTCCATAGCAGTGGAGACGACCTCTACTACTATTGCCCCAACGACGAGTGTCCCTGTGGAGGAAGTTCCACCCACCGAGACGACTATTGGCGAACCCACTCCTACGGTTACGACCGAAACGCCGACCACTCTGTCGCCCACAACAACTTCAAGCGAGCCTTCCCCGACGACGGAACCGACTCCTGATACCGAGCCAGCGCCCGAAACCACCGTAGAGGACGAAACAACTACCACGTCTGAACCGTCGGTGCCTGAGGACTCGGTGCCTGCTGACTCAATCCCTGAGGAATCCGTCCCTGAGGAAATAACAACGGAACCGCCAACCGAGGAAACACCCGAAACAACCGTCCCCGACGAGGAGATCAGTCAAGAAGTCGCTGACCTTCTGACCTCGGACTTTACCGAACTTTCCACTGAGGAAATCGTCGCTGAACTTGATCCCGAAGTGCTTGCCGAATTAACCGATGAGCAAATCTCTGAGTTGATTGAGAACATCGCCGACGCCGAGTTAACCGACGAACAGGCTGAGGCTATAGCGGAAGCGCTATCGGACGCACCCGACGAAGTCAAGCAGGAATTTGAATCCCAAGTTGACGTTTTCTCAGGGCAATTTGATGCCTACGTACCTCTGAACTCCCTCATCACGGTCGGTGGACGCCGAGTGATAATCGCGGCGACATCCGCAGTCCTTCTGCTACCTGCACCAACAACTGCTGGTAGCAACAACTCCTCAAAGAAAGGTAGAAAATAGTGAAACGGTTACTTCGTGAAGTGGTAGCGCTCGGTTGGAGCGTGGTCGGTGCAGGTTTTGTTTTGATGACCGTGAGCGGTTCTGTTTTCAGAACGGGCATGGTGCTAACCTTGACTGGGGTTTGTGTACAATTGCTAGGCTTATTGCTAAAGGAGAATGACGATGAATAAAGCACAAGACATTTTCGGGCGGATTGTGGCTACATTTTTGTCGTCCGCATTGGCAATAGTTGGTGGCTCGTCAGTCATCAACGCCTTTACTGAAAACGATATCTCAATCTTTCAGTCTGCAGGACTCGCTGGTATCGCCGCGTGTGCTCAAGTCGTGGAGCGCCTCGCGCGTGCTTCGCTTGACGGGACACTCACATCGCAAGAGATCAACGAGGCTTTCCTACCCACCAAAACCGACAAAGGAACACCAGAATGAACCGACCGTACACAGGCTTTGATAACAACGCCAACGGCAAACGAGCAGGACTTGAGAAGTTCGTAGAATTGACCGTCGCCTACTTCAACCGTGGCGTCTACAACAACGGGACATGGTCGGTCCGCAACATGAACAACGGCAACCTTGCCAAACCGAAACCGTCGGTTCACGGGACTGGACGAGCCGCGGACTTGAGTTGGCGAAAGAACGGTGTCAAAGGATTCGGCGACCACGCTCTTGCTTGTCAGGTTGTTGATTTCTGGGTGGCGAACGCTGAACTCTTTTTGGTTGAGGAAATACACGATTACTTCCCAGCGCCTTTCGGACGTGGTTGGAAATGTGACCGTTCGGCTTGGAAAATATATGACAAGCCTTCCATCGGTTCAGCGCCTGGTGGCGACTGGTTTCACGTGGAGATCGCCCCAACCCACGCTGACAACCCTGCATTTTACGAGCAAGCCTTCGCCAGCCTCGCAGGTGCAAAGCCAGCAGTAGCAACTCCAGCGCCGACGCCAGCGCCGACAGGTTTGACGTTGACGTATCCTGGCTCCGCTCTCAAGGTCGGTTCAAAGGGCGAAGCAGTCAAACTTGTTCAGACAATTGTTGGAGCGAAAGCGGACGGTAACTTCGGTGCCAAGACCGCTGAACTCGTCAAGGTTTGGCAGGCAGGTCACAAACTGCAAAACGACGGTGTGGTTGGTGCTCAAACGTGGAAAGCAATGTTCGGTTGAGCCATGAGCGAGGGAAGCATTGTCACGCTCATCGTGTCCATCATCTCGGCTTCAGGTGCCATCGGTGCTTCGGTTGCAGGGTACCTAGTTCAAAAGAATCAACGTTCGCTTGAACGTAACCAGCGAGTATTTCGCCGTGAGAATTCTGACCAACACGGTGCAACTTTGGCTTTGATCAAGGAAATTCAAATCACAACGCATGAAACTAAAGATGACGTGCGTGCGCTACGCTCTGATTTTGATAGCCATGTAAAGCAAGATGATGAACCCGTCAAAATTCGCGCCGTGAGGAGCACTGCCAATGGCAACAAAACGATCACCAAACCAAAATCAGCACGATCTACTAAACGCGCTGTCTGACACGCCAGACGATAAGTCAACGTCTGGATTCGCTTGTTCAGTTGACCGAATACGTCAAACGGTCAACGTTGAAACTCGCACCTTGATAGATCAACGAATAGAGGAAATCCGTAGTCGGAGAGATTTTGTTGCACCGAAACGGTCTGGTGGCGTTAACTGCTCGTGGCTTGCGAGAGTGTTAACCGAGAACGGATACACCGTTTCGGCTTTCGTGGTTCAAAACCATGTAGGGAAGAGGTGCCGTTGTGGGTATTGAGGACGCTTTGAGCGCTGGCAATCAAGGGACAGCGAGAGACCGACTTGGCAAACTCGTAGAGTTACTTGAGCGGTCGGGGATCAACCCCGACGAAATTGGGCGAGTTGACAAAATAAATGTGTGGCAAGGTTTCCTCAAAGACAACGAGGGCAACCCTCAACTAGTGGATATGGCTGGCGTTGTTCTTTCGCCAGAGTGGTCGCAGGAACCCGAATACCCCGTCGTCCAGCAGTGCGCCCCGACTGTTATCAAGCCAATCAAAACGAACATTCAGTCAACTATAACTACTACATTTGTGGTTTTGCCTGATCCGCAAATCGGGTACATGAGGCTTTCGGATGGCGAAATGATCCCATGCCACGACGAGGACGCTATGGACGTGGCACTCCAAATAACGCGCGCTTCAAAGCCAGACACAATCATCAACCTCGGCGACTTTTTGGACCTGCCCGAATGGTCATCCAAATTCCTCGTCTTGCCCGAATTCGTCCTGACGACTCAACCGACTATTGACCGAGCGCACCGCTTCCTCGCCGAACAACGAGCAGTTGCACCAGAAGCCAAAATGGTCCTCATTGCTGGCAACCACGATGACCGACTCGGTAAGGCGATCGCCAAAAATGCGATGGGCGCACTCCGCCTTCGCCGAGCCGAAGCGCCCAGCGAGTGGAGCGTCCTTTCGCTACCGTTTCTTCTCAGGCTGGACGAACTCGGTGTGCAGTACGTGGGCGGATATCCTGCTGGACGGTACAAGATTGCCGATGCCTGCCCTGACGCTGGTCTGACGCCGTTATACGCCGTACACGGGGAAAAGTTAGACGTAGCCAAGGTTGCTCGGACTGAACGCCAATCCATCGTGCAAGGTCACATTCACCGTCAGGCTTTGCACTACGAAACCTACGAAGTTGACGGTCGCCCCGAAACCGTCCTCGGCGTGTCACCAGGATGCCTGTGCCGAGTTGACGGTGCGGTCCCTTCCACCAAGAATGGAATTGATGAAACTGGACGTCCGTTGACTCGTTGGGAGAATTGGGAACAAGGCATGATGATTGTTTCGGTTGACAACGAGACGGGACGTTGGGATATTGAGTTGATCCGAATTCACTGCGGTGAGGCGGTTTGGCGTGGAAAGAAATATCGCTCAACAAGACTTGACTAGTGCTTTAGCCTAGTTTAGTGTTGTTTCCATGAGCAACCCACCCGACGACATTTGCCCAGCCTGCTTAGGCACCACCATGATCCTTCTGCCATCGGTAGACGACATTGACGAGTTCCTCTGTCCCTGTTGCACCCGATGGACTGACGGATTTCCAGGATTGGCGATCCGAAATGGCGTCCGACGCCACTACATCATCAGCCCTTCCGAACCTAACGAATTCGCCATCTACAACGGCGCTCCCGATCTCTAGTACACCCCTGTGGTGTAGTAGGAAAACAAACCAACCCGAAAGGAATCATGAGCATGACCATCCCCGAACTCAAGCACGAACTTGACGACGTACTGACTGATGACGAGAAACGAGAACGTTTCCGCATTGAGGACGACGGTTCAGCAACTTGGGCAATGCGAAAACTTGCCGAAATTGTGACCACTCAGAAAGAAACCGAATTCTTGCTGAAGTCCGAACAAGAACGACTTAACCATTGGTTTGAGAGCGTGATGAAACCGCTCCGAGACAAGGCTACGTTCTTTGAGAGCATCCTCGGCGACTACGCAGTCCGAGAACGCTTTGCCAACGATCGCAAAACGATCACACTGCCTCACGGCAAAATCAGCACCCGACCAGCGTCCGACAAATGGGACATTGACAACGACATCCTGATGGCGTTCCTCAAGTCAAGCGACTACAAAGAACTGATCAAGGTCAAAGAGGAACTTTCGCTTTCCGCTTTGAAGAGCGCCTTCTCAGTCACCAAAGATGGCAATGTGGTAACTCCCGAAGGTGAACTCGTGCAGGGAATCACAATCCGACCCACCGACATTTCAGTCTCAATCAACCCGACAACAGAATAGGAAAACAACATGAGCAAATCGCTGTTTCAACCAGCATCAAAGCAACAAGCGAGAGCGAGGGTAGCATTCTCAGGCTCCTCTGGCTCAGGCAAAACGTACTGGTCGCTCGCATGGGCAAGCGTCCTCGCCGAAGGGAACAAGGTAGCGTTCATTGATACGGAACGAGGCTCGGCAAGCCTCTACGCCGATCAGTTCGCCTTTGACGTCCTAGAAATGCGACCGCCCTTTCACCCCGACCGATTGGTTGAGGCGCTCCAAGAAGCAACCAAGGCAGGGTACCGAGCAGTCGTTGTTGACTCGCTCACACACTTTTGGAGCGGTCAAGGCGGAACGCTAGAAATTGTTGATCAAGCGTCCAGCAGGTTCAAAGGCAACACGCACGCCGCGTGGCAAGTAGGAACTCCGATCCAGCAACGAATGGTTGACGCCCTACTCGGCTTTGAAGGTCACTTGATCGCAACGATGCGAGCCAAAACCGAATGGGTGATGGAACCCGACGAGCGAGGACGAGTCACACCTCGCAAGGTCGGACTCGCACCCCAGCAACGTTCCGACATAGAATTTGAATTCACAATGATGATGGAAATTGAAGCGTCATCACATCGGGCTTCGGTTTCCAAGAGTCGCTTCGCCGACTTTGCCGACAAGGTGTTCGCACCAAACGAATGCCACTCAAGCGCCGAGCAGTTCCTCGGATGGTTGAAGTCAGGCAAACAAATGGTGAGCCGAAACATCGGTGACGGAATCAAACAGCAGATCAGCCTCCTGAACGATCTGCAACGGGACTACTTGCGAGAGCAATGGAAACTTCTCGGTTTACCGAAAGCCGAACACCTTGATGAGGACTCGGTTGAAACCGCTCAACTGATTTTGAGAGAGGCGCTTCAAATTGTGCCGTTTGAGGAACCAGCCGAGGAACTCGCTGAAGCACCCTTCTGAGGTACGTCCGCACCCGATGGTGGAGCCGTGTGAGTTCCACCATCGGGTCGGCACGCGCAAGGCATGAGCAACCTTGCAGACGCCCGAACCCGACATCGGGCGTATTAATTTTGAGAGTATCAGATCGGCGATCAACTTTCGCTATCTGCAGGTAAAGTTTCCCACAATCCGAGGAGCAACATGAGCGCTTTATTAATGAGCGAGCGTTTCGTGGCGGTATTCCCATCGCTGGTCAAAGCGTTAGGTGGACTGCCCGAAGCAACAATCACTCAAGAAATTCACTACCAAATTCAAGTCGGCGGACGGAACCACGAAGGTCAAGTGTGGGTTCCAGCAACGGTTCAGAACTTAGCCGATGCGATAGGAATCTCTAAAGACGCTGTCACCAGATCGTGCCGACACCTTCGTGACATCGGCGTTTTGGTCACCGCCAACCCTGAGGCATTTCAACGTCGGACGTGGTGGCGAATCAACTACGACGTCCTACTCCATTTAGCGAAATCGCAAAATGCATCAAGCGAAATCGCAAGTTCTCAAGTTGCGAAATCGCCAAATCCAAAGAGCGGAATCGCAAGTTCATCTACTACTAAAGAAACTAAGAAGGTAGATAAAGAAATAGCACCTTCCGATGAAAACGACGACGTCAAATTCGTACCAACCAAAGAGAACGCTGGCAACAGTGGAATGCTGGTCAAATTGTTTATTGACAAGTTCCTCATCCTCTACTACCAAACGCCTGACCAACAACTGATCGGGCGAGTCGGACGGGATGCCAAACGGATGCTCGGTCAAGGACGAACCTTTGAGGAACTCAAACCTGCGGTTCTGCTCTGCGCCGAGTCAGGTCACGGGAACCTTCCTAGCGCCTACACTCAACTGCTCGCCAAAGGGCGAAAGAAAGAACCTAAAGGGTTCAACGGTATTCGTGAGTTCCTTGAGGACTCCGAATGACTCCCGTTCAGGTCAGCGAAATCCTCGCCTACGCCTCCTCAGGGTACCCTCACATCAATCTGAGCAAAGAAACGGTATCTGTCTACGTTGACTTGCTCGGCGACCTTGACTACGGCACCGCTAAGCGTGCTGTGAGGCGCTTGGTGGCGACGTCGGACTACTTCCCTTCCCCAGCATCAATTCGGCGTGAAGTCGCCTCCCTGAGCGGAATGCTCGCCCCAACTGCAAACGAGGCGCTTGAACAAATCCGACGCCAAATTGAACTGCGAGGAAGCGGTGCGAACATGGAGCGGTGGTTGCATCCAGCGGTGGAGGAAACAGTCAGGGCGCTTGGTGGCGTCAGGGAGTTCGCCATGACAACCAACTTTGACACGATGCGCGCCCACTTCCTTAAAATGTACGAACGGGCAGTTGAGAAGCACGACAAAACTACGCTCCTAACCAAAGGCGCACAAATTGGAGAACTGAATGAAGCGGTCCGAACCTCCGAAAAGAAAGACGCCGTTAAAGCGATCAACCAAACCAATCAAACGGACACCGTTGAAGTCGTCACGCTCCAAACAAGCGACCCCGAACGTCAAGAAGTTAATCGCCGAAAGGTCACGGAACTTTTGCGAAGCCAATCTCAGCGGATGCACGAGAACAGTTGACCACCTGCACCACCGACTCCTTCGTTCTCAAGGTGGAAAGGAAACCGTAGAGAACCTGATCGGTGTCTGCTGGTCCTGCCACGAATCCATCCACCGAAACGTCAAAGAGTCCTACGACAGCGGACTTCTCCTCCGCTCGTGGACCGACTACCAACAACCCGAATAAACAAACCCGAAAGGAAACAAAATGAATCCGTTTACAGCAAAACTCCTGAAAGACCTCGAGGCAATGAACGAGGAAATTGATGAAGTGATGTTTCAACTTGCCCGACCCGAAGGGAGCAACATCACGATTGACAATAAGGACGTTTGGATCATGTTTGACAGAGTCCAGCACGAACTTGGACGAGTTGAAATGCAACTACGAATGCTCTCCGAAAACGAGAACGCTCTCTTAACGATGTTTGACGGTGAAGTCAATGCGCTTCAACCAGCGTCACTCATCCACGTTTCAGGCGGAACACTCAAAACAACAACACGCCCAAACTCCCCGATCCAGCAACACGTGCTATATTCCGACAATGGTTGACCACTCCGCAATGAGGACCGCCGTCCATAACGCCTCACATCACGAGCAATGTTCGTGCGTCCTGCAGGACCGAATCAAGCAGTTCAGGCTTGGCAGAAACGCCACTGACATCAACCTGATCTACGATCTGCTCCTTGAGCGCATTGACGAGTTAGAAGTTGCCCTTGACGAGGTTGGCAACGCTCTCGTTTCAATCATCGGTGAGTCCGAAAACAAATGGGATCAACGCTATTTTGACGAGGGAACCGCTGTCTTGTTGGACTTGGCGTGTGAGACTTTTGAACACGCCCGTTTCCACGAATAGCCCACGCACCTTTGAACTTCGGATCAACCAGCGCCCAATGACGCTGAACGCCGAACGGTCCCTGCACCACATGGCAAGGGCGAAAAAGGTAAAAGCCATCCGAGAGTACGGTTGCTGGTTGGCGAAACAACAAGCGATACCTTTCCTGCAAGCGGTCCACGTTGAAGTTGAACCGAAGTTGAAAGGGCGACTTCAGGACGCCGACGCCTGCCACCCCACGGTGAAAGCCCTCATTGATGGTTTGGTGGATGCTGGCGTTCTCCGTGATGACACGCCTGACATCGTTCTTTCCATCAAATACATCGCTCCTGTCAAAGCGTCAGCCGATCACGTCATTTTGAGATTGATTGAAACGGTCGTTGCTTAGGTTGCTTTAGTACGGTACAGTCGGGTCAAGCCAAAGGAGGCTACAAATGGAACAACCCGATAACTTGTTTGACCTAATTGACCACCTCATCCGAATCCCAGCCCCGTCGGTGGAGGAGTCCCCAACCTCAACCGCCAGAGCAATCCGAGAGGACAGGGACGGAACAACATCCAAACGCCAAAAGGAAGTCCTCAACGCCCTCAAAGAACGAGGCGTCCTCGGACTGACTTGGAAAGAACTCGGCTGGAAACTTGACCTGCATCACGGGCAATCATCAGGGGTTCTTTCCAGCCTGCACCGCGCTGGACTTGTTTTCGCCCTCAAAGAAGCACGAGGCAACTGCCAACCCTACGTTCACGGAAGTTTCCGCCACCTCGTTGAAACCCACGACCGAGTGGACTCGCCCGTCCAGACCAAATCAGGCAAGAAACGAGCAAGGCTTGAGGAACTCGCCGATGCGGTCAGGATTTACCTTCATTATCCAACCGACGACAATTTCAAGCGGATGAAGGTTGCTTCGTCGGAGTGCGATGCAGAGTAGACAACGGTATAGCAAGCACGCTATAGTTGCACCCATGAACGACCCGAATATCTACGAACCAGAAACCGACCTAGACAAAGCACGAATTCTGACCGAAATGATGCGAGAGCATCAGTCAGCAGTCGTCCGCATCGGCATTCAACGGCGGTCCGTCATCCGACGTCTCCGAACCAACCATGTCCCGTACAAGCGAATAGCCGAAATCTGCAACGTCACCGATCAGGCTCTTTTCGCCGATCTCCGAAAGCACCCTGAGACTCAAAATGTGGAATGAGTACCACCCCTTTGACCCGACCGAACCGTACCCTGAGGTGAATGCCTACCTGTGGGTGATTTCTAACAGGTTCCTCGTGGTTGCCCAGAATCGGGCGGAAGCGGACATTCTGGCACGTGCCTACGGGGTGGCGGACGTAGCGCCACACGTCGCCACACGGAGGGCTTATCCGCACGATACGTGGATGCTTCCGATGGCGAGCGACTTCGTTCGGGCGTAAAACCGCAGGTCAAAGCCACAAAAGAATAACTTGACTACGGTTGAGTTGTATGGCATGATCTAACTATGAGAACAAACAACTATTCAGCAAATTGCCACTTTTGCCAAAAACACGTGCCAGCGCGCATGGGGATTTGGTCCTACGGCGAAACCTACTGCAACGACCAATGCGAAACCGACCACTACGCCCGATACGCCGAGCGCATGAAAATAGTCGCCGAGGAACGCCGACAACTGCAAATCAACAGTTTCATCCCACAGTGGGTTGCAGAGGCAAACCTTAAACCAGCGACCTACGAGAAGGTTCTCCTCAAGGCTTCAAAAGGTCGCACCGCCGACCTCAACGAGATGACCTGCGAGGAAGTTGCGAAGGTTCTTTCGGATGTCAGCGACAGGGCACGAGCCAAAGAAAAGAAGGTCAAGCGAGAAGCCCTGAAAGCCGACGGGAAATGCACCCGATGCGGTGGCGCAGGGCGGTCCGACAAGTGGTGCCAGACGGGTTACACCTGCTACGAGTGCAACGGTTCGGGACTCGCCCAACCAAAGGTCAAAGTATGAAAACCAAACAAGGAGAAACCATGAGCGAAATACGATTGTTAGATAGCGAAGCCTTACAAGCCTTGCGACACGGGGAGGTTCCGACTGACCTGCAACTGTCCGAGGGCTTCAACTTCGCTGTCAACATAGTCAACCGAGAGGACGCATTGTTGGCGCTTGACGCTTACAACGAGTTCGGCAAAGCGGTGATCAACGGTGAAAAGAGTCGCAAGAATCGTGAGTGGGCAATATTCATGTGCCTGCGCCGAAGCGCCGAGGACAGGATGTTGAGGTTTCAAGATGCAAAGTGAACCAGCACCAAAAATGCTAGAGGTTGACCGAGAATGGATGACTCAAGCGTCCTGCAAAGGGACTCCGCCGAGCGTGTTCCATCCTGCCAAGGGCGAGTTCGGTTTGATGAAACAAGCCTTAACCATCTGCAACGGGGAACCGAAAACCCGAAAGAAGGCAGGCAAACCACCCTGCCCCGTTCGTGAACAATGTTTAGCGTTTGCGATGAGCCTTCCTCAGTCCGTTGACCTTGTCGGTGTGTACGGTGGCAAAACACACAAACAGCGACTGGTCATGCGCCGAGAAATCAACCGAGAGAACGGTGGCATACGTCCACCCTGCGGAACGACCGCAGGTTTTAACTTCCACCGCCGAAACGCCGAGCCAGCCTGCATTGACTGCAAAATCGCTGAGCACAAACGCCGAGAGGATCGCAACCGACTCTCGCTTGAAAACAGGATCAAACACAAAGAAGCAAAAGAGGAGAACCAATGAAAAAGCGACGCACCCTACTCAAACGCATCATGAGTTTGACCGTTCGGGACTACCACAAATGGAACCGAGCCAAAACAATCGTGGTGATTCTTTGCATGGTGATTGCTTTCTATTCAATCGGTGACGTCCAGAACGAACGAATCATTGACAAACCCTTGCTCGCTTTCGCCAGCATGGTTTGTGGGTTTATCGTGGTTTCACGGATTGACTTTGATTGGGAACCAAAGAACAAATGACCACGACGGAACGAACGATCACGGTAGTGGACGGGAACTACGTCATTTTGTTCCCGTACAACAAAACGCTGGTCGTCGCCGTTAAGAATCTGGACGGGCGGAAATACGAACCGACCACCAAATCGTGGTTAGTTCCGATTCGCACACGTTCCGATGTGTGGCAGTTTGTGGAGGAAAACGACTTCACGGTCACACCCGAAGTCGTAGCCTCAGCCAAAGCCAACGTGAAGCCTGTGGACGCCGAACTCGGTGGGTCGCTTCAAATCAAAAGCGCCAAATTCTGGATCAAGTTCCCGTACGACCCCGAAGCAGTCAGCGCCGTGAAAGAAATCAACGGTCGCCGATGGGACGTTGACAACAAAGTCTGGATCGCACCCCTATCTAGCGTCCGAGCCGTTCGGGACTTCGTGGATCGTTTCGGACTTGAAACGATCGGTGTTGAGGACATCCCCGACAGCGACCCCGTCATAGAGCCAACCATCAGCCTTGACCAACAGTCGTTCATCATCCGTTTTGAGTACGACCGTGATCTCGCCGAACGAGTCCGTGACATCCCGACCGCTTCATGGGACTCGGTGGCTAAAGGGTGGCGCATCTCAAAACACGCCACCCACGACGTTGCCGAATTCGCGCGCACGTCAACAGCGGTCATTGAAAAGTCAAGCGTTGAAATCCTTGATGAAGCAGTACGCCAAATGCAGAACATTCAACAATCACGAGCAACCGACGCCGAATTGGTGATACCAACGTTGAACGGAACGTTGCTCCCCTTTCAACGGGCAGGCGTTTTGTACACCCTCAACGCTTTAGGTTTTCGCCAACAAGAAAACGGGACATGGTCGGTATGACACCTTTGCTGATATCAACCTCGCTAGAGTTGCCGACGTGAACGGCGTCCTTATAGGCGATGAACAAGGTCTCGGTAAAACGGTACAAGCGATCGCCGTTCTTGAAGCAACCACCGCCTACCCTGCGATCATCGTAGTGCCAACTTCAGTCCGACTGAATTGGCGACGAGAACTCCAACGCTGGCTACCGCACCGAACGGTCACCGTTTGCTACGGAACGAAACCCGAACCGATCACCACCGAAATTGCTGTGATCGGTTGGGATACATTGTATGCATGGGCTGAACACCTCACCCCGAAAGCGGTCGTCTTTGACGAGTCCCACCTAGCCAAAAGCGGTGAAGCAAGACGGACCCACTCCGCAATCATCCTCGGCGACAGAGCCAGAGACAACGGTGGCTACGTCCTCGCCCTTTCAGGAACTCCCGTCCTCAACAAGGCACAGGAACTGATGACTCAACTACGGATCATCGGACGCCTTGACGAGTTCGGCGGTGCCAGAGGGTTCAAGCGTGACTTCAGCGCACCCGAAACCCGACCAATTCTCAACCGCCAACTCCGAGCACGATGCTACGTCCGCCGAAGGAAGGACGAAGTCCTCACCGAACTCCCACCGAAACGGTACGCCAAAATCGTGGTGGAAGGCGACCCCGTCATCATGGAACGCTACCGAAAAGCCGAAGAGGACATCGTTGACTACATCGCAAAGATCGTGGAGGAAGGCGCCAAAGCGTCAGGGTTAACGGACGCTCAGGCTCGGCGAGTCGCAGGGTTGAAGGCGCTCCGAACGCAGTCCGCCCAACACCTCGTTGCGATCACCACGTTGAAACAAATAGCGGTGGAAGCAAAACAGCACGCCATCGGCGCATGGTTGACGGACTTCGTAGCCTCAGGCAAAAAGGTGGTCGTGTTCGGTTACCACCGCCGAATCGTTGATTGGATCGCCGACGAGTTCGCTGGCGGAATCAAAATCCAAGGTTCAATGGACGACGAAGCAAAACAGGCAAACATTGACCGCTTCCAAAACGTCCCCGAACAACAGGTCATCTCCTGCTCACTCAAAGCCGCGGGAGTAGGAATCACACTCACCTCTGCAAGCGACGTCCTCTTTGTGGAACAAGGGTGGACACCAGCCGATCAAGATCAAGCGTCCGACCGATGCCACCGCATCGGGCAAACAGACTCGGTCACGGTCTACACCACCATTTGTGAAGGGACCATTGACGAGGCGATCTACGACCTGATTGAACAGAAACGCCTCGTGGTCAATGCGGTCACCGACGGGACAGTTGCCGACGTTGACTCTGCCGAATCGGTGCTGTCCGAACTTCTGGTCCACCTCGCTGGGAAACGCGCGTGAGCCGACCCTCTTGGTGGGATAACGCCAAATGCCTCGGACTCGGATGCGAGATGTTCTTTTCGCCTCCGTACCCCGAAATAGAAACGTCCGCCGAAAGACGGAAACGTGAACTGTCAGCAAAAACGGTCTGCAAAGAATGCACCGTGAAAGCGAAATGTCTACAGGAAGCGCTCGTAAACAACGATGATGGAGTCCGAGGAGGAATGACGGTGCCCGAACGACGAAGGCTGAGTACGCCAATCCCGTACAGACGACCGAACCCGATCAGTTCGGATTGGCAGATCATTGTCAGCAGACCTAACCTTTTGAACACGACCGAAATGCGTTTAGAGCAAAGCCTCACTTCAAAGAACTACTACCGAGTGGTCCGAGGCTCCGACGTGATCGCTACCTATTTTGATGAGATGGAGGCGTGGATTGGCTTGCACAACGCATCGTTGTGATATGCTCTACTACGCTAAAGGAGAACCATGTCCGAACGTGTCCTCGTGACCAGCACCAAAGTGCCGATCAGCGAACTCAAACCGCATCCCCGAAATCCCCGTAAAGGAAACGTCGGTGCAATCGTTGACTCGTTGGAGTTCCACGGTCAATACCGTCCCATTGTCGCCCAAACGTCAACGGGATACATTCTCGCTGGCAACCACACGTTTCTCGCGGCGAAAGAACTCGGCTGGGACTCGGTGGCGGTTTCGTGGCTAGACGTGGACGATGCAACAGGGGAAAGAATCATGGTTGCTGACAACCGAACATCCGATTTGGCTTCGTACAACAACGACGCCCTTGCGGACTTGTTGCACTCACTTCCCGACCTTGACGGTACAGGTTTCACCCGACTTGATCTTGATGAACTTGACGGACTTTTCGAGGATACTCCCGAACCTGTAGACAAACCGATCTCAACACCGAAACCGAAAGCAACGATCAGCATTGGTTCGGACCAATTGTGGGTGGACGAACAACCGCTTCAACAGTGGCTCGCACCCTTTGAAGGTCTGTCAAAGAAGGAAGTCGTACAACTCCTGTCCGACCGACTCGGCTTCCCCGAACCTGCCAAACCCGAAAAGGTGACTCGCCGAAGCCCCGAACGGATATCAGGCAACGTAGAAACAGTCAACATTGACTACCTGCAACCGTACAACGGCAACGCACGAGAAGGGGACATCGGTGCGATCTCCGAGTCGCTTCGCCACCTCGGTCAGTTCCGCCCCGTTGTAGTTCAACGGTCCACAAACCTGATCCTTGTCGGAAACCACACGTGGCGTGCCGCGAAACACCTCGGATGGAAACGAATAGCAGTCGCATGGGTAGAAGTGGACGATGAGCAGGCAAAACGCATCGTCCTCGTTGACAACCGAACCGCTGACCTTTCAGGGTACGACGACAACAACCTCATCGCTCTCCTCACCAACCTTTCGTCGCTGGACGGGACAGGTTTCTCAGGCGACGACCTTGACGACCTTTTGAACGACGTCAAAAGCGACCGAGACCACCGACCCACCAAAGACAAAACGATCCGATGTTCCGTTGACAAGTATTCGTGGAAAGTCCCGACCGCTGACTACATCAAATGGTCAACCGAAATGGGCGACATCAACCGATGCACAATAATCGCTCAAAGGCTCGCCCTCCCCGAAGGATCGTGGACTTCGGAAAACCCGAAATGAGCAACCCTTGACCAACACCGCTACCATCCTGATCGGCGACGTCCGAAAACGCCTCGCCGAAATACCTGACCAGTCGGTTCAATGCTGTATCACCAGCCCACCGTACTACGGACTTCGTGACTACGGAGTGGACGGTCAAATCGGTTTAGAGGAATCGCCCAGAGAGTTCGTGGACGCTCTCGTTGAAACCTTCAGAGAGGTGCACCGAGTTTTACGAGACGACGGGACACTTTGGCTCAACCTCGGTGACAGTTACTACAACTATCGTCCAGGCAAAGGGCAAGCGATGGTCCAGCAAACGCTCGCCAACACAAAACAAGACCTCCCCGACTCGTGCCCACGCCGAGCAAACAAACTTGATGGCTACAAAGAAAAAGAACTCCTCGGCATCCCTTGGCGAGTCGCCTTCGCCCTTCAGGACGACGGATGGTACCTCAGGCAGGACATCATTTGGGCGAAACCAAACCCGATGCCCGAATCAGTCAAGGACCGATGCACCAAATCCCATGAGCACCTTTTCTTGCTGACAAAAGCACCAACCTACTACTTCAACCACGAAGCAATCAAAGAACCTGCAACCCGACCAAAAGGAAACCCACGCCAATTCGGAGCCTCCAATCAAGTCGGAACATTCCGAAACGACGAAGGACGAATGTTCGTAGACGACGGAACCAGAAACAAACGTGACGTCTGGTTCATCCCAACCAAACCGTACAAAGGAGCGCATTTCGCCGTGATGCCCGAAGCCCTAGTTGAACCCTGCGTCCTCGCATCAACCAACCCCGAAGCACCAACCAACACCGTCCTTGACCCGTTCACAGGATCAGGAACAGTCGCCGTGGTAGCACTCCGCAACGGTTGCGACTTCATCGGAACCGAACTGAGCGCCGACTACGCCAAAATAGCAACCAACCGCATAGAGGAGGACCAGCCTCTATTCAACACCGTAACAGTGAAATGAGGACACCCGACATGAACGAATGGATACCTGAGATGTCAATCTCGGAATGGCTAGAGTACGGTAAACGCCGTGGATGGATCAGTGCAGTCGTCTGCTACCTCCACGACGGACCACCACTCACTCCCGACGAACAAACACAACTAGAAGCAGGCGACGACCCCTGCATCAACATCATCCGAGTTTACGAATCACCCGAACAAAAAGCCGAAGCCGAACAGGACTACGCACCAAACCACTGGAGAGAACAATGACCAACATCGCCAAAGACCTACAACCACTCGCAGTCCCGATTGACAACCTCACACCGCTGGACGAAAACCCACGCCGAGGCGACGTAGAAGCAGTCGCCAAATCATATAAACAATTCGGGCAACGGAAACCAATCGTCGCCAAACGAGCCAAACCCGTCAAAGGTGGCAAACCCACAGGCATGGTCATCGCAGGCAACCACCAACTCCTCGCCGCGAAACAACTCGGCTGGACAGAAATCGCTGTTGTGTTCACCGACGACGACGCCAAAACCGCTAAGGCATTCGCGCTCGCAGACAACCGAACCCACGACCTCGGTGACTACGACAACCTCATGCTCGCCGACATCCTAAACGAACTCAAAACAGACATGGACCTCTTTGACGCCACAGGCTACACACCGAAATCGCTCAAAGAAATCCTGTCCGACAACGCCAAGAAAGCAAAATACGCTGGCGAAACCGACGCCGACGACATCCCCGAAACGCCCGAAACGCCTGTCAGCAAAATGGGCGACCTGTACATCTGTGGCGACCACCGCCTCCTCGTCGGCGACTCAACCGATCCCAAAAACTATGAACGCCTCCTCCAAGGCGTCAAAGCAAATATGTGTTTTACCGATCCGCCGTACAACGTCAACTACGAAGGGACCAACGACAAAGCACAAAAGACGATCATGAACGACAACCTCGGATCGTTCTTTGCCGACTTCCTCAAATCGGCGTGCACCAACATCATCAACCACACCGACGGTGGGTGCTACATCGCAATGTCGTCCAGCGAACTCGCCACCCTCCAAACCGCATGGATCAGTTCAGGAGGCAAATGGTCCACCTTCATCATTTGGGCGAAAAACTCCTTCACCCTCGGACGCTCCGACTACCACCGCCAATACGAACCGATCCTCTACGGATGGTCCGCCAAAGGAACACGCCACTGGTGCGGAGACCGAAAACAAGGTGACGTCTGGAACATTGACAAACCACGCCGATCCGACCTCCACCCCACAATGAAACCCGTAGAACTCGTAGAACGAGCAATCCACAACTCCAGCCAAGCAGGAGACCTCGTCCTAGACCCATTCGGCGGTTCAGGCACAACCATGATCGCATCCGAACGAACCGACCGAAAAGCACGCCTCATAGAACTAGACCCTCACTTCGCCGACGTCATCGTCACCCGATGGGAACAACACACAGGCAAGAAAGCCCACCTAGAGAAAGCCGAGTAGGATCACCTCATGGCAACCGCCAAGAAACCCACAGCCAAACCAGCAGTCCGCAAACAAGGACGCCCCAGCAAACTCACAACCGAAGTGCAAGACAAAATTGTGAGAGCCGTATCCACAGGCAACTGGCTAGATACCGCCTGCGCCTACGCAGGAGTGGACGCCTCAACAGTCCGCCGATGGATGGCAAAAGGCGAAGGAGACGACGCAGAGGAGCCTTTTCGCTCGTTTTGCTCGTCTATAAAAGGAGCAAAAGCCGAAGCAGAAGTGCGAGCAGTCGCCCTAATCCAAAAAGCCGCGCAAGACGGAACTTGGCAAGCGTCCGCTTGGTATCTGGAACGTTCGTACCCTGACCGTTGGGGACGTCACCGTTTGGAGATCACGGGCGCCAACTCTCAACCCGTCCGAGTTGAGGTGGACATGGACAGCCTTGAATCCAAAATCAAATCGCTCTTAGAAAAAGAACAACCTCAAAAATAGAAAAGGAA